ATATGCAGGACCTGCTATTGCTAATGACGCCACAAATGCTGGTGCAACAAGTGGTGATTTAGAAACTATTGGTGCTTCGGCAACAGGTTATATCATATTAGAATTAAGAAAAGATAAAAACTTTACAGCATAGGAGAGATTAAATGCATAGTAATTATAAACATATTGGTAGAGGACTTGCAGAGTCTGCTGCTTCAGTGCTTAAAGGTGAAACTTTAACTGAATTAACAGACGCTCAGAAAAAACTTCCACCTGCTTTACAAAAAGCAATCGCTAAAAAAGATGGCGATAAAAAAGAAATGATGGAACCAAAAAAAGACAAAGAAAAAGTTGAAGGTATGAAAATGGCTTCTAACCATAAGATGAAAAAGGCAGAAAAAGAACCTTATCATCCTGGTGAAGGCGAACATAATCAAGAAGAACTTTCTCCTGCTCAAAAGAAAATAGATAAAAACGGTAACGGTAAAGTTGACGGTGAAGATTTAGCAAAACTTAGAGCGAAAAAAGAACAATTAGAAGAAATTATTAGAGACTTAGAATCTAAAATAGAAGAGTAATATAATGGCTGACACGGTAACTAGTCAAACTATCGCTGATGTAAGTGGTCAAAAGACTACAATCAAGTTTACCAATTTGTCAGACGGTAGTGGCGAGACTTTAGTAAAAAAGATGGACGCTTCGGCATTAACTTATATGACCGAGGATGCGACAAAAAAATATCTAAGTTGAACTGGTCTATTAATACACAGGACCCAAAAGGTGCTGTAGAAATATTATGGGCAGGTAGCGGTGCTACAAGTGCAAACTCAACAGCAGTTGTTTTAACTGGACAAGGTGTCTGGGATTTAAGAACTGATGGTAATGAGATTGTAAATAATGCCACACTAGAAGCAAATACTTCACCTGCTGGTGATGTATTGTTTAGTACGAGAAATTTTAACAACGGTGATAGTTATACTATCATAGTAGAGGTAAGATAAATGAAACTGATTACAGAAACTACTGAAAATATCGAAGTCTTAACTGAAGCAAGAGAAAACGGTTCAGGTAAAGATTACAAAATTCGTGGTATCTTTCTACAAGGTGACATTAAAAATCGTAATGGTAGAGTTTATCCAGTAGATGTATTATCTAAAGAAGTGGGTAGATACAACAAAGAATTCGTAGAAAAGAAAAGAGCTTTCGGTGAGTTAGGACATCCTGACGGACCGACTGTGAATCTCGAAAGAGTTTCACATATGATTACTAGTTTAAAATCCGAAGGAAGAAATTTTATCGGTGAGGCTAAGATCATGGATACACCTTATGGCAAAATCGTCAAGAATTTAATTGACGAAGGTGCTCAATTAGGGGTATCATCTAGAGGTATGGGGTCAATGAAACAAGTTAATGGCAAAAATGTTATTAACAATGACTTCTATCTCGCAACGGCAGCTGATATAGTTGCAGACCCATCGGCGCCTGACGCTTTCGTTGAAGGCATAATGGAAGGCAAAGAATGGGTATGGGACAATGGAGTACTGAAAAGTATGGAAATTGAAAAATATAAACAAGTAATAGAGAGCACTCAAAGACGAGAACTCGCTGAAGTAAAAGCGAGAGTTTTCAAAGACTTTTTATCTAAAGTTTAGATTGTTGCGTATTTACGCGGACTGTAAATCCTAGGGTTTATAAATAGTTTTATTACAATTTAAATTTGCAAATGTAAATTAATAAGGAGAGACCCTATGTCTGATACTGAAATACAAGAAGTAGAGACGGTAGAAACAGAAATTCAAGAGGATGCTAACGCACCTAAAAAGAATGCTGTACCTGCTGAAAAATCTCCACTTTCTAACGAGGCTGAAGACCTTGGTGCTGCTGTTGTCAAACCTGACGACTCACGCAAAGGACCATCTGACGCTGGTAATAAATCGAAAAAGGTAGAAGATCAGGTCAATAAAGACGCTAATGACGGTAGTAACCCTGCAGGTCAAGGCGATTTTAAACCCGGTAAGAGTTTAAAAGAAGAAGAAGTTGAATCAGATGACGAAGTTGTCGCTGAAGATACGGAAGCTGAAGATGTTATTGATCTATCTAAAGATGTTGAGGCTCTAGTTTCTGCTGACGCTGACTTGTCTGAAGAATTTAAAGAGAAGGCTGCGACTATATTTGAAACTGCTGTCAAAACACGCCTTGCAGAAAAAGGAAAAGAAATCCAAGCGAAAGCGGATAAAGAAGTAGAAGAAAAAGTTTCTGCTGTCAAAGAAGAGTTGGTTGAAAAAGTTGATTCATACTTGAACTATGTAGTTGAAGAGTGGATTAAAGACAACAAACTTGCTATTGATAAAGGTATCCGTTCAGAAATCGCTGAAGATTTTATTTCTGGACTAAAGACTTTATTCAAAGAACATTATATTGATGTTCCTGAAGAAAAATATGATGTCTTGGAAGCTATGGCTCAAGAAAAAGAAGAATTAGAGAAAAAATTAAACGAAGAGATTGAAAAGAATGTTGAACTTTCTAAATCAAACTCGTCATTCTCTAAAGAAAAAATCTTTTCTGAAGCTTCTAGTGGACTCGCTGATACTGAAGCTGAAAAGCTAAAAGATTTGGCTGAGAACATAGAATTCAAAGACGAAAAAGATTTTAGTAAGAAATTAGATACTATTAAAGAATCTTATTTCCCTAAAGTAAATAGTGAAACGGCAACAGCGAAAGCTGATGTTGATTCCGTGGTTGGTGACGCTACTCTAACGAGTGGTGGTAATGAAGCTATGGCTGCTTACACCGCCGCAATTTCTAATACACTTACTAAAGTAAAAATTTAGTAAGATAATAAATTGTTAATTAACAAGGAGAGAAACAATGTTTCAAACTGAAAACTTACAAGAAAAATGGCAGCCCGTTCTTGAGCATCCTGAATTAGGAGAAATTAAGGATACTTATAGAAGAGCTGTTACCACAGTTGTATTAGAGAACCAAGAAAAAGCGATGAGAGAAGATAACCTAATGGAGGCAGCGCCATCCAACAATATTTCTGGCGGAAATATCGGTGGTGGTGTTAATGCTGGTTGGGATCCAATCTTAATATCACTTGTTCGTAGGGCTCTACCTAATATGATTGCTTACGATATCTGTGGCGTTCAGCCGATGACTGGTCCAACTGGACTAATCTTCGCTATGCGTTCTAGGTATACATCACAAACTGGCGATGAGGCTTTATTTAATGAAGCTGATACTGACCACGCTGCGAATGACGCTGCTGGAGACTTAAACACTCCAGGAACTGGTTTTGCTGCTACAAATCCTGCTGCCCTTAATGACTCACCTGCTGGTACATATAGTACTGGTGTTGGTATGTCAACAGCACAAGCTGAGGCACTTGGAGACGCTGCTGCAAACGCAGTTGCTGAAATGGCGTTCTCAATCGATAAAGTAACCGTGACTGCTAAGTCTCGTGCTTTAAAGGCTGAGTACACAATGGAACTTGCTCAAGACTTAAAAGCAATCCATGGTCTAGACGCTGAAACAGAACTTGCAAACATTTTATCTACTGAAATTCTTGCAGAGATCAACCGTGAAGTAGTTAGAACTATTTACTTAGTTGCTAACAAAGGTGCTGAAGTAAACACAACAACTGCTGGTGTGTTTGATTTAGATACTGACTCAAACGGTCGTTGGTCTGTTGAGAAGTTCAAAGGTTTAATGTTCCAACTCGAAAGAGACGCAAACGCTATCGGTCAAAAAACAAGAAGAGGAAAAGGTAATATCATCATTACATCTGCTGATGTTGCTTCTGCCCTTCAAATGGCTGGTATACTTGACTATACTCCTGCACTAAACAACTCACTAAATGTTGACGATACTGCAAATACTTTTGCTGGTGTTCTTAACGGAAGATTTAAAGTTTATGTTGATCCATATGCTGCAAATGTTTCTGCTAGTCAATACTATGTGGTTGGTTATAAAGGTTCTTCACCTTATGACGCTGGATTATTCTATTGCCCTTATGTACCATTACAAATGGTAAGAGCAGTTGGTCAAGATACATTCCAACCAAAAATTGGATTTAAGACTAGATACGGAATGGTTCAAAACCCATTTGCTAACACTGCTGCTGATGGTAGTATTGATGTAACCGCACCTGCGGCTGCAAATCAAAACTTCTATTACAGAAGAGTTAAAGTTGCTAACTTGATGTAATCTCGTTAGTTGCTTTTGCAACAAAAAATTAAGGGGGGTCTTCGGGCTCCCCTTTTTTTTACGGTTATAAATAATAGTATGAACATCAAAGAAAATCTATTTCTAGGTTTAGTCCTTTCTAAGAATGTCGCCTTTAAAACTAAGAGGTGGTATCAAGGTCTTAGAAGTGGTAACAATAAACTCACAAAACATAAAGCATACAATGCTGTTGTACCTACTCATTTTACACCAATGATAGATGAGAATAGATACGATACTAGATCAACAGATTTTGACAGAATAATAAGTCAAACACACAAACATTTTTGGGATCCTAATGATAAAAAATACATTGACTTTGATGTAGATTTTGATATGGAAAAAAACTACTTAGTAGACCCTAGAGTATTCTGTATGGAATTACAAGTACCCACGATTGCAGATAAACTTACAGAAAAACAAAAGATTAAACTTGCAAACGAATCATTCGGTTGGGTATTATCACAAATATTACACGGAGAGCAAGGTGCTATGTCTCTTAGTGCCAGTCTATGTCATATACTAAAAGACCCAGGCGCTCAAGAGTATGCAGCCAACCAGACTAGAGAAGAGGCTCGTCATGTTCTTGCATTTCATCAATACATTAAAAAACGCTGGGGTAAAGTATATAAAGTAGGCGACACACTCGGTAGAGTATTAGATGATGTTGTATCAAGTGATGTTGTGTGGAAAAAAATTATAGGTATGCAAATACTTATCGAAGGTCTTGCTATGGGAGCATTTTCTATGGCTCACGCAGATACTAAAGACCCACTACTAAAAAAACTATTACAATTAGTGATGTCTGATGAGGCATTTCATCATAAGTTTGGTAAGATATGGGCAGATCGTACCGTTCCTGAACTAAATAGTAGTGAACATATTAAAGTAGAAGATTGGTCAGAAAAAATATTTTTAGAACTAATCTTTAATCTTGCTAACCCTAGAGAGAAACAAGATATATACGAAACAGTTGGGTTAGATTGGAAATGGGTACTAGAAGAGTCTCAAAAACATTTTGATTTATATGAGACTGTACGAACTGAAATGAAAAATCCCAATAACATATTTAGAGTCTTAGTTAAAACATTATTAAATGCTCACATTATTACAAAAAGAACTAAAAAAACTTATGCAAACTTTGTAAATATGCGAGAACTAAAAGATGAAGGTGATGAATTTAAACCAGCGGAAGAGATTGCTGAACTCGGTATAAAACAATTACAGAAAATTAATAAGGCGGCATAATGGTAGAAACAAGAACTATTAATAGACAACCAACTAAACTAGACTACTCGGCACAGACTCAGTTTAGATTGTTAATAAACTATTTACCACTAACAGAATACTTTTGTCAGTCTGTTAATATACCAGGATTATCATTGGGTACTGCTACTGTACCAACATCAATGTATGACTATCCAGTACCTGGTGATAAAATAACTTTTGATCCATTAAATATATCATTCTTAGTAGATGAGAATTTAAATAACTTTAATGAATTGCACCAATGGATATCACGCTTAGGTTTTGCAGAATCCCACGATGAGTTTGCAACACTATTAGCCTCTGGTAATCCCCCACAAGCTAAACCTACAAATACTGACTCGGTTACTAGACCTGTACCTGAATCAGGAACTTATTCAGACGCAACAATATCAATACTCAATAGTAAAAACATAGTAAAAACTGAAATAAGATTTAAAAATATTTACCCGACAAGTATATCAAGTTTAGAATATAATGTCGGTGGTACAGATGTGGATTATGTTGTTTGTACTGCAAGTTTTAATTATCTTGGATATACAATAAATCAAATAAGTACAACATAACACTTGACTTTTCACCGTAAAGGTGATATAATATTATTATGACATTAGACGAAATACAGGCTCAAGCCGACAAAGATTTAGTTATTGATGATACTGAATTAGATACTGAATCTTTAAAAACACCAATCTTACATAACAAGTACCTACAATACTATAATAAGTTTAACTTACTATTGAAGAAATCTCAATGGGAAGAAAAGACTTTACAACGAGAGAAGTGGGAATACTATACAGGTAAATCTGATCCTGAAGTATATAAAGAAAAACCATTTGATTTAAAAGTATTAAAGGCAGATGTACACTACTATATTAATGCTGATGAAGATTTACAAAAAGTGCAGGCTAAAATGGCATATCAAGAGGCTATAGTTTACTATCTAGAACAAGTATTAAGAACTATAAACAATAGATCGTTTACAATAAAGAACGCAATCGAGTGGAGAAGATTTACTAGTGGCGCTTTATGACCCTAATAGTTGAGAAAAAAAATGATGTCTATTTAACAATAGACGCTGAACCTAATGTTGCAAGAGAACTATCTGAATTTTTTACATTCGAAGTTCCTGGATTTAAGTTTATGCCTGCCTATCGTAATAGAGTATGGGATGGTAAGATCAGATTGTTTTCTCAAAAGACAAAAGAAATGTATTTGGGATTGTACCCATACATAAAACAATATGCTGAAGAACGAGACCTACCAATAGTTGCTGGCCCAGGGGTTGGGGTTATAAACAAAACAGATAGAGATATAGTAGAAAAGTTTTGTAATAATTTAGGTCAGAAATTTGAAGCTAGAGATTATCAAATTGACGCTGTACACACAGCATTAAAATTCAATAGAACATTATTAGTTAGTCCGACTGCAAGTGGTAAATCATTTATTATCTATTCCCTTCTTAGATACTATTCTCACTTATTAAAAGACGAAAAGAAAAATCGTGTACTGATTATTGTACCTACAACCTCACTCGTAGAGCAGATGTATGGTGATTTTAAGTCGTATGGATATAATGTTGTAAAGAATGTGGACCGAATATATGCTAAGTATGACAAGATGACAACCAAAAAGATCGTGGTGAGCACTTGGCAAAGCATATATAATATGTCAAACGAATTTTTTTCAGATTTTGGTGCGGTGTTCGGTGATGAGGCACACTTATTTAAAAGTATTAAAGGCAGATGTACACTACTATATTAATGCTGATGAAGATTTACAAAAAGTGCAGGCTAAAATGGCATAT